TCCCTGTTGCTCCACTTCCACCACCTCCTGTAATAGTAACTGTAGGTGGCAATGCTGATTTATAATGCTCCCCACCATCAGTGATTGTAAAGGAACTTACTGCGTCCCCAGTGATTGCTGCTGTTGCTGTAGCAAGATATAGATCACCGACAATTTCTTCACCAACTGTGAAGTCTCCCGAACCGCCAGCATCCATAACCAACTTAATAGAATTAGCAAATGCCGTTTCGATAGCATCAATTGCTGCAACACCAGTATCAAGTTTTTCGTCACTGTACTCAAAGAGTTCACACTGACATTCCCAAACATAACCCTTACCCAACTGATAAAAAGGTCTTTCTGCTTCTACAAACTTAATCTCAAACAAATGTTTTGTTGTTGGAAACCAAATAAGATCACCCTCATTAGGACGACCTTCTACATTTAATACTGCATTGTCATCTACCTTCTCCTCAAACTTCTTACGAGAGAAAATGAATGTTGTCTTATCTTCAATACGGACACCAAACTTACTCAGAAGTTCTCCTTGACCTTCCCATCCTTCCACATTGTTGACATATGCTCTAACAGAAAGTGCTTGTGTAAAGTTACTACTTTCTACTTCTTGAAAAATCGTGTCTTTATTGACGTATGTTCTAGGTAGATAATAAATATCCTGACCGTAGAGTTCAATACTCTCAATGATCAAATTGCTCATAAACAACTGTTCCTGAGAAGAACCATTTAGGTTTAGTCGGCAACTACTAGTATAGTCCGACTGAATGCAATTTTCTGCGGGATCGTTTCTGTAAGTCATATCAACCGATTAAATCCATTGGAGGGAGTTCATAAGTCTTGCGAATATCTGCTTCAAGGTCGGTTTTAAATTTGCTTCCATCCTCAAGAATTTGACGACCATTCAAAGTTACACCACCAAGCATTTGAATGCCATCATACTTACTAAGGTTGCGACCCCATTGCTGCTGGAATAATGCTTCAACATAATCCTTCAACCAGGCATCATTATACATGCCAGTGTAAGTATCAGGATCTTGACGCATCATAACTTCTACTACAATTTGATTACCAGTCTGCAAATTTGTCCAATCAAAGTCTAAGTAAAGTCTTCCTTGATATTCGTTAAATCTAACTCTACGATTTCTATCTGAGTTAGTAATAAAATCAAGAGTTTCAAGATACTGAGAGGTCATAAAGTAATGAAGGATTTGTCCATGCGTCATTGCATAGATATCATTCAAGAAAATCTGATATTTAATATTGAAAATATTACCAGGGGTAATACTAGAAGCACCGATCTGACTATACACATGATTGACAGACAAGACTCCAGGGGGGAGTGATACATATTCATTCCCTTCTGTCCAATCTGTAGAACCTAAAGCACTGCCAGTTTTGGTAGCAGTCTTAATAGCATCAGTTACTTCAATTTTAATGAATGCTTTATAACTGCCGTTATATGCAAACTCTTGATAGTAATCAATTGCTTCTTCAATCAGGTCATCCAGTTGCTCATCACACACATTAATGTCGATGGCAGGGAAACCTAATCTACGAAGAGCATAGTTTTTTAACTCTGTTTTAGAAGCGGGTCTAGTAGCGGACATTTGTTATCAAGCGAATGAAGTGATCGTTAATGAAGAAACATCACCAGCGGAGACAGTCTCAGTTTTCTTAAAGAAACCATTGATAGTGTCTACAGTGACTTGGTTAGTTCCAACTGCAGTAATAACACCAGTGGTGCCAGATGTACCACCAGTAAGTGTATCTCCAACTGCCATCTCAACAACAGCTGAGACATTGATAGTAGCGTCTCCACCACCACCTGTGATTGTAATAGTCTCACCAACAACATAACCAGAACCATCATTACTGATAGCAACTGCAGTGATAGCACCACCAGATGCAGTGACATCTACTGTTAATCCACTGCCACTGCCACTAGAAGTAGTAGCAACAGCAGTTGTTGTGTTGTAACCACTACCAGCAACCAAAGTTGCATTATTTAAAGTAGTTACATCACCAGGAGTAGGATCACCAGATAGATTCAAAACCAGAGTGGTAGTGGTTGCAAGGTTATTAAGCATTGCTGTAAGTTGCTCAAATGCACTATCGAGTTTATCCTGCACTCTTGCCTCAGTGTAATACTGATTAGTTCCCTCTGGAAGATTTGTAGTTGACTTACTGGAAAGATCAAGGTTTGCACCTGTCGCAGCAGCAACAGCAATATCTGCTCTCGCATCAGAACGAGCACTTGTAAAGTAAAGATTTGTAGAACCCTCACTCAAAGCATCAGTATCATGATTGCTGATATCAGAAGTCGTACCAGTTACATTACCTGTGACATTGCCTGTGACATTACCAACTAATGCTGCAGTAACAACTCCAGCAGCAAAGTTACCAGATGCGTCACGGAGAACTAAGTTGTTTGCTGAGTTGCTGCTTGCAGAAGCGACGTTAATAGTTATATTACCCGATACACCATCAGCATTAGTAATAGTGACTCCAGAGGACGCTGTGGCGGTCACAGAGCGTTGTGCGTAAGTATTATCAGCAGTTCTTGCTACTAAACCTGTGCCTGCCATAGCGGCGAGCGCAGTGATGTCTGCATCATTGTAAGTAGTGCTAATAGTAACATCAGCAGATCCGTTAAAGGATACACTACCATCAACAACACCATCAACGGTAATCGTCCTTGCAGTTCTCAGTGCGTCTGCAGTTGTTGCATTACCCTGAATACCAGCAGCAGCACCTACACCAGAAGCAACCGTAATGATATTTGCAGCAAAGTCTCCACTAGAGTCACGAGCAACAACAGTAGAAACAGTTGCTGCAGAAGCAGTTGTCATACTGTCCAGAAGGTCAGCATTCAGGTTGTTAATCTTAGTCGTGTTAGGAATAACCAGAGCAGCACCAGAAGAAACCTGAGAGATGATTTGACCATCTACAGTCAGAGTTCCATCAATATTAGCATTGGCATCAACATCAAGAGATGTACCAGCGCCAGTAATATTCAGACTACCAGCACGAAGAGCACCGTCAGTTCCAGAAAGAACTTCTGATGAATTGGTCGCGTCTGTTACGAATGCGAATTGGTTGGCGGATCTATCGTATCCGAAGAAACCAATTTTCGCAGAGCCGTCGTAATAACGGAATTCAACACCACGATCCTTAGCGTCGTTAGACGATGGTGCTGTGTCACCACCCACAGTAATAATAGGGTCATCGATAGTTGTGACCGTAGAATTGACAGTAGTGGTTGTTCCATTGATAGTAAGGTTTCCAGTAACAGTAAGATTAGACTCGGCAGTTACATCACCACCGATGTCTAGGGTGCCACGAATATCAGTGTTACCGTTATCTGTATCTACAGTTAACTTGTTTGCAGCAGATGCGTTTTGAATAGCAAATGTCTTATTGTCTGCAGTAATAGTAACGTTGTCATGAGTTACCAAAGCACCAGAAATATCTGCAGAGTTATTGAGATCTAGAGCACCAGTTAATTCAGTGCCACCATAGACTCTAGCATCACCACTAACTGCAAGGTTCTTACCAATAGCAGCACCACCAGTCAAACGGAATGCACCATCAGCAGCATAAGAACCAGTTAAGGTCTGCTGTGTGTTTCTTGTGAAAGTGACAACACCAGATGCACCCAAGGTGTCATTAATCTGAGTTGCATCAGCAACAGTTACTGTACCGATGATATTTGTATTGCCGTTATCAGCATCAACACTGAACTTCTCAACAGCAGATCCGTTTCTGATAGAGAAGACTTCGTTAGCAGCATCAACAATCAGAGAATCATTGATAGTTGTCTGACCCTGAACAACTAATGTGCCATCAGTTGCAATGTTACCTGAAGAAGAGGCAACGGTCATCTTATCCGTACTACCACTTCTAACAGCGAAGTTAGCATCAACATCAACAGTATTATTAAACTCGGTTACACCAGTAACTGTTAACTGGGCACCAAGTGTGACATTGTTATCAACATTAAGAGTTGAGTTCAACTCGGTATGACCATCAGCAGTTAATGTGCCTTCAATATTTGTATTACCTGAAGCAGCAGTAACAAAGAATTTATCAGTAGTTCCCGATCTAACAGCAAAGTCACCGTCCTGATCAAGGGTGCCGTTTAAGTTTACATTATCATTAACAGTTAGTGTGCCTTCAATTGTTGTATCGCCAGTTGCACCAATAACGGTAAACTTCTCAGTATCACTATTTTCTTTTTTACCAACAGAGAATCTTTCGCCAGTTCCAGTAGCACCAACATACAGGGATTTCATAATACCTGCACCACCGTGTGCTTTTAAGGTGGAGAAGTTATGAGATGCGTAGGAAGGACTTGCCTGATAAGTATCACCGAAACGACCTCTATACCTAACTCTCAACCAGTTAAGTCTAGATTCAGTCTCGTCCGCACTATCCTTAATCTCAAGAGGACCGTTAACATGTAATGTGCCATCAATTAGAGCAGATCCAGCAACATATGCACCACCATCAACTCTCAGAGATCCGTAGTCATTAGATTGAATCTCCCATACACCAGTGCCAGAATTCTTAGCAGTGGTAATATCGTTAGTGCTTTCAGAGTGAATGTTACCTGAGATTGCAACATCACCGTTAGCATCAATATTATTAGTGAAGGTTGCAACGTCTGTGACACCCAATGTGCCAGCAATAGTTGTGTTACCAGAAGCAGCAATAACGTTAAACTTGTTACTATTAACGTTAAGGTTTCCTGTGATATCAGTTACACCTGCAATAGATGCATTACCAGTTGTAGATTGGAATTCAACCTTAGTTGTACCACTACCATTATTCAGTTGCAAAGTCTTAGAAGCACCTTGGATGACCATGTTGTCATCGAAGCGAGAGGTACTAGTAACACGCAATGTACTATCTACATCTAACAGACCACCAATATTAACTGCGCCTGTGATACCTACACCACCAGCAACAACCAAATCACCAGTTGTATTGGAGGAAGATGCAGTACCAGTTGTAAGTTTTAAATTACCTGCAATGATACCCGAATCAGTACCAGTAAAGACTTCGGCAGTATTTGTAGCAGCATGAAGGAAACGATATCCGCCAGCATGAGCAGCTAAATCTGCATAATTAGTATCCCAACCAAAGAAACCTAAGCGTGCTTGAGAATCATAATAGTTGAATTCAATACCACGATCTAAATTGTCGTCAGTTGTAGGTACGGTATCACCACCAAGTAAAATGGTGACATCATCCACACTCAGTTGTGTAGAGTTGACTGTAGTTGTAGTACCATCAATCTGAAGATTGCCATGAATACGAACAAGACCAGTTATTGCACGATCATCACCTGGATCTAAATGCATAGTTGCATCTGTAGTTCCAAGGTAGTTTGTCTGGAATCTATAGTCCTCTACATGAACTTTACCTGTTGCTTCCGACGCACTAATCTGTACGGTATCTTCGGCAGTAATAATAATGTTGCTGGTTCCATCTCCAGCATTAGTTGTCAAAATATTAAAGTTTCTATTTGTAGCAGTATTCTGACTTAACTGGAAGGTAAGGTTACCATCCCCAGTCTTATCCAATG